GCATGGTAAGCATCCGTGGCACATAATACGCCCCATTGCTCCATAATCATGCCGCCACGCTCTTCTACCGTCTTATGATGCAAGTGTGCAGTGTAACCATAGACAAACGGACATTCGCCCCATTCTTTGCGGTAATCTCTGGTCGCTACTTCGTACATCTTTTGTGCGTTGATACCGTCGCCATGATGCGTCAATATAAAAGTCTTGCCCCATACGAACGGGATGAATTTCTTTTGGTTACAGAGAACAGTTATTCGTGGCTCATTGTGGAAGTAAGCCGTCATAATTTGATTCATAAACAGGGAAGCGTTTTTGTCGTGATTACCCTGCACGTTTATCACGTAAACATGGGCGTGTTTTTCAAGTAATCGCGTTATCATTCTATGCATGAGTTTAGCCGCATGTTCGATAGTCCTGCCATACCTGCCATCGGTATCTTGTGGCGTTCCTGCGGTCGTGAGTCCAGAAACAGAATCGGTATGCAAAAAATCACCCATATTCAAAAACAATCCAGACTCAGCATTGGGCGATCTTTTAATCAGGGATTCAAAACTCTGTTCTAATAGGTTCTCTGCTATGTTCACATCATAGTTATGGCCTGTTTCAGTTTTGTAACTGTACATGCCTAGGTGGTGGTCGCCTATGGCGTAAACATTTAGACGATCTTGAATACTTGTCATTGGTGCGGTGACAGGCTGATAAACATTCTTTACGCTATCAATCAGGCCGTTGGTAAAGTCCTGTAGCCGCTCCTCTAACGCGCTATCTTTGTCCCTTTCCTGCCTTACATACTGCCCTGCTAGGTTGCCGTCTTTATCATAGCGACTAGTAACGAACTTGGCACTGAAACCTTCCATCGTTTGGTGGTCAACGTCCCTATGTGGAGCGACCGCATTTAATGAGGCTTTATTTTCTAGTTTCTTAAAAGATTCGCGCAAGGTAGACGGGTCGATATTCAAAGCCCTAGCCGCGCCTTTAATAGTTCCATGCTCAATTAAGGCTTTAACATTCCTTGTTTGCTTTTCAGTATCACAATATGACAACAACATTTCAGGATTAATGTGCATATTAACTCCGTTACATTCTTAAATCATCCTTAGCAATTACCATTAAACCAAAAACTGCTAAAAATATGTAGCAAGTAACCATTTGCGACCTCCTTAGTGTGTGAAGCCGCATTATACTTGCCTGTTAAGCCCTTTTGTAATGACTTTTATCTATAAGCCATATACCAAAAAGTTATTTACTTGGTGATTGCTCAACTAAATTTCGATCATCAACAAGGCATTCCCTCTTCTCCGCATCCATTACGATTAAACAGGATGCAATTACATGAGCTAATGGGTGTAAGCCGGTATCTTTATCCTTATCAACGCCCTCTAGCCATTCTTGTTGGCAATGGCGATGAATAGCCGCGCCATAGGTGCTTGATTTGATGGTCGAGTGCCGCCAGTTCCTTATTCCATACTTAGCAGCTCCAGATTTCAAAGCCCACGCTACTTGCTCTAAAGGCTTCCAGATCATATATTCCATTGGCGCTTTTCTTTCTTCGCGCTGTCTAGTGTCTTTTGGATTTATGTAGCTTGCCGTACTGCCATCGCTGACATTATCAATAGAATCGTGCGCTTCTTGCATTTGACTGTCGATAAAGGGTTTACTTATGTGGCCATTGTCTTGCAAGGCTTTCTTAAGCCTTTCATAAGATTCGTTTAGTTCAGAGTCGCTGTTATCGTGAATTTCAATAGCAGGGTGTTCTTTTTTAAGTCTGTCCCAATCTTGGGGTGTAGCGTCATTAATGCTCATTATTTACTCTCCCTGTTTAATTAATAGCGCGTTTCGGCCACCACACGCGCAAAATGGTGCATTGTTAAAGCCATTGCTTGCTAAAGGCAATTTTTAAAACGGTATTCATCAGAAGGGGATGTCAGCGTCTATAACAGCTTGGCCTTGCGGTGCAGATTGTTGTGCCTGTTTGGGTGCGTCACCTGTCATAACGTAACCAATCTTTGCGTCTAGTATTGCAATGCTATGAACTGGCCCACTGTTCCCTTCAAACGTCTTGATTTGACCGCCTGATCCACTAACCTCGATTACTGAGCCTTCAACCAGTGAAGATTGATAAAAATCTGCTTGCGCTCCAGCTTTGGCAAAAATTACAGCTTCATAATTAGTCCATTCTTTTTGCTTAGTTTCTCGATTGTAAAATTGAACGCCTAACCGAACTCCAAAACCTTTACTATCTCCTGCTTGAAATTGGTTTGCCGCTTTATTTAGTTTACCAGTTACACTTATACTCATGCTAATTTCTCCGTTTCGTTGATAATAATTGTAACAGCTTTGTCTATTTCAGCCGCTAGTTTTTCAATATACTCTTCATCGCGCTCAACCCTGATAAGTAGGTGAGGTATAGTCTCAGAGTATGCCATTAAATCCCACCACTCAGCACCAGTAATCATCATACAGCCCATGATTTGTTGTTTGTAGGCGGTGACAAAGGACTTATTGTTGCGATGGTAACCTATAATTGTCGAATCAGCTGGACATTTTAACTCTAATCCGCCCTCTTCACCCACTAAACCGTCAGGTGAACACCCAAACTCTTCAGAATCATCCAGTATAAACCCATGTTCGGTTACTTTTTGCTCAGTTATAAACTCGTAATGCTCTCTAGCTTCTGGCTCCAGCCTTGTTCCCCTTTCCATATGCTCATTGACGTAAACAGGGACGCGCACACCATTTAATCTTTCAGCTATTAGCTCGTTTATGTATTTATCAGCACTAGCACTGGGCTTTCCTGCCGATGTTATGAGCTTAGAGAACATGGAGGCACTGGGACGGCCCAACCGACTTGCAAACCACTCTTCACTGCCCTGCTCATGGTTTAAGATAATAATTTGAGTCTCTCCATTTCAATTTTTTGCTCACGATAACAAATATCAACGTATTCCTTTGTAGGGATAAAAGCAATTACATACGTATGACAATTAACGCATGACCCATCCAGAACGCACTCATAGTTAGAATCGTCAGATGAATTTTGTTGTCCAGAAAGACAATCTCCGCAATCTGGACACATAATTACTATATGACGTTTCATTTGTTAGCCTTTGCTTTGAGCGCACTGACTGCCTTAGAGTAGTGTATAGCTAACATTTCATCGACTGAGCTAGTTTTGAAGTGCTTTAGAAAGACTTTAACATCTACATTAGTCTCTGCTAGCCTCTCTTTAATCTCTTCAGCCTGATCTTCTGACACTACAGCGGTTTTGCTCTGATTATTGCGTATCATTGCCGACTCAGCATCATCATCTGCCGTTGGAATTCCTGCAATAGACTGCAAAGCATACCGTCTTGCGTACGTTATTGCGCTTCCTGCCGATTGTGGATCAGCTTTAGTAGTGGGTAGCGTATAAGAATGCTCTAAATATTCACCAGATTCATGCATTAGCATAGTTACTACGCCTATCCTACCCTCGTCATTAGTTGGGAATTGCGTGTAAGAAAGCCCATTGTTTGCAAAAGGCTCTTTAATTGCCTTAATTACAGACGTTAAATCGGCATAATCAGATTTAAAGAATGGGTTTTTACTCTCTTTAACCGCACCGCCCATCTCTTCCTGCGCTTTACATAAAGCAGAAGCTAGATTTTTAATTGATTCACTTGATTTCATATTAATATCTCCTTTGATTGGTTCTGCTCTAACACATATCGTGCGCCATAGCCTATGTAGTATGCGTCTGACTCGTCCTCTTTAACAGTTTCCCCACGTTGGCAGTCATAGTTGCCGCGGTCAATGTCATTTAAAAACTCAATATCGCTTCTCATTTGCTACCCCACATTTCTTGCCAACGGTTTAGAATTGCTTGCACTTGTCTTTCTTTTTTATCGTAAGCTAACTTATCTTCCATCGTAAACTCTTGGGTATAAGAGATAGATGGTTGCTGATAAAATTCTGTATCGTCAGGGTCGCGATTAGTCAGCCTACTCATAAAGTTACTAAAAATTTCCGCGTCCTCTGGACACTGTATTGGGTGATCTTTCATTTTATTATCCTCTGTTGTTGTGAGTCTATTCTATAACTATTATTAATGTGCTGTCAAATGCTTGTTGACTATTTATCTAAATTAAATTAAAGTTCACTCTCACTTAAAAGGAAATCACTATGGACATTAAAAAATCAATTGAACATTTTATGTATGAACTGCGACTAAACCAGAATCAGCTTGCTATTAAAGCAGGGATGGACATTTCAACTTTAAGTTTAATAAGAAATCAGCTTAGATCACCATCTTTAGCCACATTAAATAAACTTGCTACCGCGTGTGAAGTTAAAGTAAGCGAATTTATTGCGGTTGGTGAGTAATGAATAAAGGATACTACGCAATTATTCCTGCTGATGTACGTTATGACGTACGTTTAACGCCTAATGCCAAACTTTTGTATGGTGAGATTACTGCTTTATGCAATGAGAAAGGGTTTTGTTGGGCAATGAATGGTTACTTCGCAGAATTGTACTCAGTAAGCAAGGTGTCAGTGAGTAAATGGGTCGGTAGCTTGCGTGATTGTGGGTATATAGAGTGTGAAGTGCAGTACAAAGAAGGCACTAAACAGATAACTAATCGCTACATAAGACTAGCTACCCCTATTAAAGAAATCTTGGGTACCCCCATAAAGAAATCTTTAATACCCTCACAAAGAAAAGTTAAAGACCCTATTAAAGAAATGTTTAAAGATAATACTACAGTTAATAATACAGTTAATAATACAATTAATATGGGGGAAACAAGTTCCCCAGTTGTACATGAAGAAAAAAAGAAACCAGTAAAAAGGTTTGTACCTCCTGCTCTGCAAGAAGTCATTGATTACTGTAACCAGACTCAGGCAGGAATTGACCCTTTAGGATTCTGGAATTTTTACGAATCAAAGGATTGGATGGTAGGCAAGAACAAAATGAAGAAGTGGCACGCCGCTGTAGGAACATGGAAAGCAAACAGGATAGTCAAAAATAATGAGCGCAGAGTAACCAAAAGCGACTCGATAAAAAATGGTAAGTCTATTCAAGAAAAACTAACTGACACAACATGGTATGGAGAGTAATATGACAAGCGATAGAAGAACAATATTAATTGAGTACAGAGGCACAAACCCTAAGTTAGTTTCTGGTCATATTTATAATAGAAACGACATAGCAAAAGCGTTTGGCATATCACGAACAACGGTTGCCAACAAACTCAAAGGCAAGACAATAATGGTCGATAATGACTTGATTTTATTGCAACCACAAAAATACCACAAAAAATCAGTGCCGGAAAAGTTAATGACTTATATGGGCGAAGAAACAAATGGGTTTAAGACTTATAAAAAATACACGTACAAAGAAATATCAGCATTGTCTGGAATTAAAATCAATAATTTAAACAAACGTATTGGAACTGATCTTGTTTTTGGTGCAAAACAAATAAGAAGCAAAGCTATTAACCAATTAGTAAAAACAGACGGACACCGCGTAACTCAATTTGACTCTTACGCAGAAGTAATCAGCGCTAATTGGCTAAAGAGGAGTATTTTAAATGCCTGAAGGTTATACAGTAAACAGTGACTTGCGCTTGGAAAGCTATGTTAAGTTTGCAACTGAACTATACGAAAAAAAGAAGTACGTCACGTTCAATTACAAGCTAGGCAAGCCAAGAACCATAAAACAGAATGATGCTATCTGGGCTTTCTGTAAAGACATAGCAGAAAAGTGCAACAATGCAGGGTTTGAAATGCAAACTACTAGCCCACTGTTAAAGAATCCAATAGAAACTCCTTGGACTTCTCGCAGTGTCATGGATAAATTGTGGATGGCAGTACAAAAAGCAATGTATCCTAACAAACCTGAAAGCAGTAGCGAGTTAGATACTTGGGAAGTAGCACCTGTAGCAGAAACTTTAACAAGACATTTAGGTGAGACTCATGGCATTGGTGTATTGTTTGCCAAGCAAGCTATGGAAAAGGGGGTCTAGGATGCTGTTTAAAGGAATTATAAGGGCTATTTCAGAGCGTTTAAGGTAAAATATGATATACCCTACAGGGTACAGCAAATGGAGAGTATTTATGGCCGTAACACTGCGTTCTAAATGTTTAACTGCAATACAAAAGTTGGCACGAATATCAGCCGCAGACGAGTATGGCATGGTTGAGTGTGTATCTTGTGATAAGAGAATGCATTGGAAAGAATGCGATGGCGGTCACTACATAGCCAAAGGTAGCTCGTCGTACTGGGCGCTAGAAATTGAGAATGTTCACCCCCAGTGCCGAGGGTGTAACGCCTTTGGTATGCGGCATGGCAGTGCAGAAGGTCAGTACACGTTGTGGATGATTGACATGTACGGTGAAGACTTTGTTAGAGAAATGCATAGAGACAAGCGCAAGATCAAAAAGTTATACACTGCTGACTACAGAGAAATGTTAAAAGAGTTCAATGACTTAATTAAATACCATGAGGAGAGACTACAATGACTGGATATTTACAAGAGCTAAGAGCAAGAGCAATTAAATTTGGAATGAGTGAAATCCCTGCCAAGATGGATTCTATTGTTGAGTCAGTTATCTACGGACACGCACTCCCTGCTTATGCTAGAGAAGAATTAGATTTAATCTGGCTAGAGGTAGAGGCAGAGGAAGAAATCTGGTTAGAACCACCAACGGAAGAAGAATTAAAGTTGCTTCACCCTAACTTTGATGTATAATAGCTGGGTGATGATCTCCTTGGTCAAAACATCTTGATAGGGTTGCGCTAACAACTTCTATCAAACTAAAAGTTTAAATCGTTATTCATATTACTCTCTGTTGTTTTGCCCTTTCGGGGGCTTTTTTTGTTATAATACAGCTATGAAAGATAAGAGCTTATTAAAACGAATTGGTGTCTCTGGTTACAATAAACCAAAACGCACACCTAGCCACCCAACAAAATCTCACGTTGTTGTTGCCAAGTCTGGCGATCAAGTTAAAACTATCCGGTATGGTCAACAAGGCGTATCAGGTGCAGGGTCTAATCCTACTACTGAAAAGCAGAAGGCTAGACGTAAATCATTCAAGGCTCGTCATGCTAAGAACATTGCCAAAGGTAAGATGTCTGCGGCATACTGGGCTAATAAATCAAAATGGTAGGAGAATAGAATGCCACAAGGTAAAGGTACATACGGTAGTAAAGCTGGTCGGCCAAAGAAAACCCATGTCATGCCAGATGGTAGCGTTATGAAAGGCGCTAAACATAAAGGCAAGAAAAAATCTATGTTGAAGAAATAGTGAAAGGTTTATACGCTAACATACATGCTAAGAAAAAAAGAATAGCGGCTGGTTCTGGTGAGAAGATGCGTAAGGTTGGGTCTAAGGGCGCACCTACAGCTAAAGCATTTAAGCAATCAAAGAAGACTGCTAAGAGTTTGTTGAAGAAGTAGTGGCTTAATAGCTCCAGAGAACAGGCATTCCCTTTCTAATGTCTACATGAATAAAACTCTTAGCCACACCTATGCCATTAAATCCCATTGACTGCGCGTTCTTAATAATATCGTAGGCTTCTTTGCCGTTATTGATTCGTATGTCACTAGCAATTCCTCTGGCATGGGTTCCTGCCTTTGCCTTTCTTGCTTCAATGCTATGGGTCGGATCTCTGTAACCACTTGTAATGATGAATGGGAAGCCACACTTGTGCCTAAGATCATCCAACTTCTCAAGAAATTCTTCTGACATTTCATTGTTTCCAGTTTCCTGACAATTAAAGTCTGACAGTTTAAAGTATCTCATTTACCTATGCCTTTAGCTCGTTCAAATGAGCGCATACCACCAAGCCCTAATAAACCCATAAGAACAGGCATCATTACAGAGGTGTCTGCTTGCGGAATAACAACACCAAACCCTGCGGCTATGGGAGAAATTAAGAAGTTAACTGCGAATCCAAGGACACACACCCAGCCAGTTGCTGGTCTCCATGAGCTTTGAAACCAGTTTCCTTTAGCTTCTGCGGTGTTGAGCTTAATCTGAGCGACGCTGAGTTCCTGCGCGTGGCGTTCTGACATCGTTGCAAGCTCATGTGCAATCTTCTGTTTGGTGTCGGCATCGGGTATCCATTTATCTAATAGACCAGTAATAGGGGCAATCAAGGACTCTAACATTAAGCTAACCTTTCAATTAAAAACAATCCAATGATAAGAGGATACATTCCCCACAGCATCATTTCAGATTTTTTAAATCTTTCAGAACCTTCTTCTAAACGCTTCTCAATGTTTTCCATTCTTACAGCACATTCCCTTTCGTGAGCTTCTAATTTTAATAACGCTTCCTTTACCGTTGCCATTACACTCAGTCCTTTAAATAATTAAAATCCACTTTGTCCATAATTTCTCTTTTTAGCAGGGTTAGAAACATTAACATTTCTTTGCTGTAAACTAGTATCAACATTTCCTAGCTCGGCAGTTACCGGAGTTAAATCTGCTTTACTTGCATTTCGTGATGCAGTATCAGTAACTACAGTTTCACCATCCAGTGTTGCTTTTATATCTGTGCCAGTAAAGTTAAGCAAGTCTGTCTTAGCTTTTACTGCGGTTAATTCTGTTGCTTGCCCTGGAGTCAGACCCGAAGATCCTGCTTGTGCAACAAACACGGCAGGAGGGTCAATCTGAATAGAGTTAGAAGCAGTAGCTATAATGCTAGAACCATTGTCTTTATCTATCCAGCAGTTATTAATTCGCAAAGGCGTAGATTTAGTATTGTCAAACGTCATTGAAACATTGCTAGTTACATTGGTAATTTTATTTATTTGCGGCCAATTAAGAGCTTTAAATGCTTCTGCAATACCAACCTCTGTAGTTATAAAATAATAGTACCACGCCCCAATGTCAGCACCATCAATTTGATTGTCTGCATCATTGAAATCAAACTGCAAGTTTCCGCTATCCCAAGAAATTCCCGAAACAGTAGCACCATTTACGCCATGTGCCGCGTAAACTGGGTTTGCGCTTTGAGACACTAAAGAGTTCCAGCCTGTAGAGCCAACTACTACAGTAGAGGAAAACTCTAGTTTATCAATTTTAGTAACTCTTAAATCTAATACATTGCCTACAGAATAGCCTACACCCTCTGCGTATGATGCTGTGTAGCTTGTTCCTGACACCACCTCATTCACAACTTGTGCAGATGTGGTTTTGTTATAAACCCTTAACCTAGAGCCTGCAACAATCCCTGTTACGGATATGTTTTTTGCAGGTAAAACTATCGTAATGTTCGGACCTGTGTTGGTTGTAATTGTTGAGCCAACATTGTTAATAATAACAGCTCCACCGGAAGTATTAGTTACTTCATTAACTATAGAATTAGTTAGGGTGTAAGTTCCTGCTACATCAAAAGCAAGTAGTTGGACATTAATGCCTGTAAAGGTAGTTACCTCATTACTTCTAATCCTAAGTTGTCCCTTCACAGTTATAGAGTTGATAGTTGCACCGTAAGATTCTACTTTTTGTGTGCCGTCAAGATCGAACGTACCCGTAGCCGTTACTGATGATCCAATCTTAAATTTACCCATTCCTGTAAAGTTGCCACTGAGCAAACACGTTGACGCATTGTTGACATTAAAATCCCAATCTGCCGCCGTACCCCACGTATAGCTTCCAGAGAGTGTTGCGCTGTCAGCCGCATTGTCGCGCATGTCTAAATAAACTTTCATTGCATCATCAGTTATTCTAAAGTTTTTCTGATTGTCTGCGGCGTTGCTTGGGGATATAACCGAAGCGGCATTATCGTTAAATATAGTTGCGGTGCTTCCATCTCCAATAGAAAATGGACAAGGTAAGAAAATGGCGGTGCCTGATTTAGTAACCCAAGAGCCTATTTTATTGGTGTAGTTAGTACCCTGTACTACAGTAACCGCATCCGTAAAATTAGACGCTCCTGTAAAAGTCGGTAAATTAGCCGCGCCTTTGTCGCTATCAAACAAAAACACGCGCTGAAAGAATGCCGCAGAACTAGAGTTTCCGGCTAGGTTAATTTTGTTAGTACCAAAACCCCAAGCCGTTGCCGCTGATGGGTCATAGGTGCCTCCTGACGTATCGAACCCTGTCGCATCTAGGCTTACGCACATGGTCACACCACCTGCCTGTGCGCTGGCTTGAGGGGTATCATTGCCTGCAATGCTAAACTCTCTAAAATCGGTAGGGCTATTACCTGTGCCACTGGCTAGACGGAACACTACACCTCTATTCACTAATGTATTAACTTGGATGCGATTTGGTGCGTTAAATTGCCAACTAGCCACTATCACTTTGCCCGATGATGTGCCGTTGGTCGCGCCTGTGCTGTCTTGAGCGTCAAGGCCAAAATAAACACCTTTCTCACCACTACTGTTCACCATTTCTGCCGCAGCGGTAGTGATCGGGAAGTTACCACCCGTCTTTCTGCCTAAGCCTCCTGTGCTACGGAATTGGCCGCGATTAGCATCGCTCGCGCTAGTTGTCATTAAATATTGGGCAGAAGGTAAATTAAATGCCATTAAATTTCTATCCCTTTATTATTGTTTAGCTTTACCGCCTAGAAAAGCAAACTGCTCTAAGATTTTATACGCTTTAGCTACAAACGCATCATCTTTGGGGGTGTCAGTATAGTTACAGATAACACTAGCTATGGTTATTACAGACGTAGCAAGTACATATAAATCAATTAAGTATTCCATTGTATACTCCAATGTATATTGTAGTGTGTATTATTTAAACAGGAGATCGCCAAGCACCACCGATACGCAAGACAATGCTAGAGGTAGCACCAAACTGACCTGTCTTACATCCTGCACGATAGTACATATTGGGTTCTGGTTCAAAGCCTACAAACTCACCATTAGCAGTAAAGGTATCTACGTCTACCCATGATGATCCATCAGTGCTTCGTTGAACAGTAATGATTGCACTGTTAGCAAACGTACCAGAGACAGAGAAGTTAAAGTTTCCGTCAAAGAATACTGTATCAGTAAAAGTGTTTTCCGCAGTAATAGTTTTTGTTACATAAGTGGTCATTTTATTATCCTTCTAAAGTTTTAATTCGTGCGGTTAGCTCTTGGATTGCTTTTACCAAGATTGGTATTAATGCGGCCTCGGCTACTTCTTGGGAACCATCATCTCTGTCGTCCCAAAGCCTAAAGCCGTCAGCAATACTACTGTCAGCATCAATAGCCGCTTTGATTTCTTGTGCTATAAAGCCGTGGTTGGTGTCAGAATTTTTGAAGACTTCGCTAGAGTCAGCTTTATAAGAACTAAAGGCTTCTGGTAGTTCGCCAAGAGTTTTGTACTTAAAAGTACGAGGCTGAAGAGCGTTGATAAAAGCTAATCCTGCTGTAGAGTCTGCAATGTCTTTCTTGTAGCGTTCATCGGATACTGTTGCCCACGTTACGTTACCATGTGCGGCTCTAATGTCGTCAGACCCGGAACCAATCGTTGTGTATCCTGCCGCACAATTAAGGTTAAATCCAAATCCCTGTGCTTTTTGAGAATCAACGGCTGTTGAATTGCTTTGACTGCCAACAATTACGTTAAAAAGACCAGTATTAATTGAGTTGCCAGTTTGATAGCCGACAAAAACATTATTGTCACCAGTGTTAATTGCAGTGCCAGCCTCATCTCCTAGACAAGTATTAGAATTACCACCGCTGACAATGCTGTTACCAGCGTTAACACCCGCTACAAAGTTAGATGTTCCTAGTGTGGTAGAAACTATACCACCCATAGTGGCTATACCAATGACATCAAGATTGCCATCGATTTTAAGATCAGAGTTAATATCAATGTCACCATCGAAGGTAAGTTGACCCTCAATCGTCACATCGTTAAATGTTGGATTGCGGCCGAAGACACCACCGTTTTGTTTAATACTCATAATATTTTCCTTCATTACTTTTAGTGTATTATTTTATTGTTTAAAACTAAGGTCGCAAAAAACTTCCGATTGGAATCCACTTTTGGTTTGATTTGCTCCACTGCAATTGCATTCCCGAATACTGGCCTGAACCGTTGCCCATCGTAAACCCTGATGCAATATCAATATTAGTAGTTACAAATGCAACAGACCAAGTAGTACCAGTTAAAATACATATTTGTCCATCAATGTTATCAGGAGGAACTGCAAGGATTGCCCCTGATCGTGGCGCTGAGACGCCAGTTATTTTTAAGACTCTTCCGTCTACAGCAACCGTGACACCATTGCCTGTAATATTCTTTAGAATTTTGTCACCATCCATGCTGACTACATTTGTAATTTTGTTTGTAAACCTCAAACCAGATGGTCTTGTTTCTACTTTGTATTCTGCTAAACTAAAATACTTTTGAGTCCCTGCAAACTGAGAGAACGCGTCCTTTGCTGACGTAGAGTCTGTAATATCTGTAGTGTTGTTGTCGTACTCATTTGGCCCTACTGAATTATTTGTAGCTCCAGCCCTAAATAGAATACCTGTTTGCCAACGTTCTATATAGTTGTCGTGGATGTACCACGCAAAAGTGTGGGCAGGAGAAGCGGCATCGCCAATACCAAAATCTATACCAACGCCTGTGCCAAAAGTTGCCGCGCTGTATGCTTGTATTAAATTACCGGAAACCCGATTTCCCGCCATTGGTGCTGTTCCGGACTGCGACCCCACGCTAAAACGGAATCCGTTTGCGCTTCTTCCCTTGTTGTCAGCAAAAATGCAACCTGTAATAGGCCCAACGCTATCTATATATACATTTGCACCTTGCGAGTCGCAGTTTTGTATTCTGTGTGTGTATGCGGCAGTGTCGCTTCCCATATTCATTTTTATAAATGTGCCTCCAGTTGTACCTGACCCAGAGTTTTGGTTAAGAAAATTTCCACCAACATTAACAATATTGCATTTTTTTGACTGATAGACATTAACACCAATGTCCGATGCTCCTAACCAAGTCACGTTTAAATCTTTTAAGTTAGCTTTTGACGCATTAGTAAACTGAATTATGATCGATGGAGAACCGGCAGACGCTCCTTGAATGTTCGTGTTAGCAAGACCATCACCGCTTAAATATGAGTTTGTCGAAAGCACGATAGTTGAGCTAACTTTGTAAGTTCCCCTTGGGATATACACTCTATTACTTGCATTAATTGCCGCTTGAATTGCTGACGTATCATCTGTACTTCCATCACCAACTGCACCAAAGTCTTTAACGCTTACACTTTCGCGCAACTTAGTTTGAACAGTAGTAACCACTGCACCAGTACCAGCAGGAGTATAATTAACAAGAGAAGCATCAGTTACACTGCCACCTGTTCCTGCAACTACTTCTGGTGCGCCAGTAACAGAATTAAACGATAAATACTTACCTTTACGATCAGCCTTTAAAGGAAGAGTCATAGGTATTGTAGGCTCGACATCTTGCAGTCTTAGGCTACGGTCGTTTAAGTTTTCGTTCTGAATAGCACCAATATAGATTTTATCAAAGTCACCATTAACATCATCGGCAAGAAACTTACCACTGTTCTGGTAGTCAGTAGTACGGTCTAACGGCATAGCCAATACAAGGCTTACAATCTGCCCTACAGGGACTCCAGTGTCTAGGACTACTGTTCCACCAGTTGTAGTGCCAACATTGTTTACAGTGTAACCAGAGGACAATAAGACCCCATTCTGGTATACGTCCATGTCAGTAGCGACCAAAACCCTAAAGGTATAGGTAAAGCTTGTCTGACTAGCTGTAGCAGTTATGTCATTTCTTGTAATTAATGCCGATACGGTCATTATCTTGTCCTATGTTAAGTGTGCCAATTATACTATTTTTAGCGTTATAAATCA